GTTTGGCTCTTTGTAAAGAATATACCCATAGATATGGAAAACGACATAAATCTCAAGATGTTATTGAGTGGTGTATCACAAATAAAGCCAATATTTGTGACAAAGGGTTTACCGAACCTCCAAAAGCAATGCCGGATGAATATAAAGTAAAATCGGTGACTCAATCTTATAGAAATTATTATATTGGTGCAAAATCATCATTTGCAAAATGGAAAAATAGAGAAATCCCACAATGGTTTAAATTAGAAAAAGAATTAGTATGAAAATATTCAAAGAAATTGAAAGAAAGTTTCTATTAAAAAGATTCCCGAGATTTGAAAAAATAAATAATGTTTTTCAAATTAATCAATGGTACCACTCGGATGGTTATCGATATAGAAAACAAGTTGAAGTTCCAACAAATGAAGTTGAAATTTTTAAAACAAAAAAAATTAATATATCGAAAGGTGTCAATCAGGAAGAGGAAACCACTCTAACCATATTTGAATTTAATGAATTAGATTTATCAAACTCGTTACATATCAATAAGACAAGAACGGTCATCAAATACAAAGGTAAAAAATTTGAGATTGATAAATATGAGGGAATAAATATTGTAATACTTGAAGTTGAATTAAACGACATCGATGAAAAAATAGAATTTCCAAAATATCTTGAGAGAGAAATTTTATATGAAGTTACCGGAATAAAAGAATTTAGTAATAAAAAACTATCCGAATAAAATTTTTTTATTATATTTGCCCTATGATTAAAATAAAAAAAATATGTCAAGATTAGATAAATTAAAACAACAACATCCGGAATTTAATATATCCATTATCGATTTAATGGGTATGATTGACCCAACTGATACATACAAATACACCGAGTTTTTAATCAAACAATTAAAAGAATGGTTTGATGGTAAAACCCATGAGGAAACTCAATTGATTATGGGAGCTGAACTGATTGGTGAAGATAATGTTGTATCTCTAAATGAGTTTGAAATTCATTGCAGGGCAGCTAGAATCAAAAAAAATGATATAGGACAACATTCAGGGTTTCGTTCTATTAAGGATTCCGTTAAAGATGCGGAACAAATCCAAAAACAAAAAGATACGGAAAAACAAGTAATAAAATTACTTGATAATGATGAATATTGCGTTGTTATCCCATTAAGTTACGATGCCTCAAGAGTTTATGGTTCAAACACAAAATGGTGCACCACTCAAGAAAGATATTGGAACGATTATATCGACAAATACAAATTAATTTACATTATCGATAGAATCAATAATGACAAATATGCGGTTTCTATTAAACAAGGAGATTCAACTAAAATTCAAGGTTGGTTGTCTGTTGATAAAGAAGTTAGTCCTTTAACTCTCCCAATATCTGTTGATGTTATCAACATAATTATTTCTGAGATTAAAAAAGATGAAACCATTATGGATTTAGAAGACTACAAAAAAATTCATTCAAAAATAAATGAATCAAAATCAAAAATAGATGTAGGTAATCAACATCACGATAGTATTTCACAAATGATAAATCAATATATTACAGGAATTGACACAGGTTTTAGACCTAATAACCAATACACTACTTATACTGATTATCTTAATAATGGCGGAGTTGAGGGTTGGAGCCAACTTTATCGACGAAGAAACTAAATTATGAAAGAATGTAAAGAATGTCCTTGGAGGGTAAAGAACAAACACAACGAAACAATTATTGATTTTTCAAAAAGAACCGATAAACCACACAATTGTCATATGACAAAGAATGGTGGTGAGAAATTGTGGGATGTCGATGAAAAAACAAAATGTCGAGGAAGATTAAATTATGAAAAAAAAAATAATCATTTAATTTAAATTTATTATCTTTGTTGAAAAATTATATCTTATAAACTAAATTAAAAAATAAAATATGCAAACACTAATTTTTGACACATCTAAAAAAACAATTCGATTACTAGATGGTTCTCGAGGTGATTCTAAAATAATAGAATCTTTTGAACGAATAAAAACGGTAAAGGTTTTAGTAAGTTGTTATGAGGCAATTCAAATACCACTTGAACTACATTTAAACCCAATGCCGGTTTTAAGAGTTCCGATATCTAACACTAATATGATAATCATAAATGAATGATATAGAATAACTATATTCGAATACTAACAAAAAGAAAATTCTCATCCTTTGATGAGAATTTTTTTGTATGTTTGAAAAAAATTTATTATATTTGCGTTATGAATGAATTTATAAGAACTTTAACGCCATGAAAGAGAGATTAAATAAAATTTATGAAAAAAATGTAAGTGAAACTTATGTTATCGATAAAGAAGGAGTTGTCAAATCGATGGAAGATGCTTATATTTTGGGAATCAGTGATGTTTTTGAATGGTTATCAAAAATGGATTATCTAACGGACAACATGCAATACATAATTGATGAATGGAATAATCAAAATAACAACAAAATATGACAAACGAAGAAAGAATCGAGGAAATAATTTTTAAAATTCATAAGTTAGATAAAAAAGAATCCTTTTTTGAGCTAATTAAAGTGTTGTCCGCGGATTATCTAAAAAAAGATAGGGTTGATGTTTATGAAATGGCATACAAAATCATAAAAAATAACGAGAAAAACAGGTAAAATGAATTATAATACCATTAAAAATTTCATTAATCAGTTATTCGCAGTAATATTAATGTTCAGTATTATAACCTTGTTTATTGGTGTTTTTTATTTAAGAGAAACTAAAATTATTGGTGGTGTGGTTCTTGAACATGGGATAGTATCTAATAGAAATGGGGATAGAGATTATATAACCATAATTAAAACAGGTGATGGTTATATTGAAGAGAAGGAAGGTTTGGATTTATATGTTGTTCCAATAAACCAACAAGTAAGTATTAAAGTTCATCGTTGGAAAAAAGTAAATTTTAAAATATAGTATGAAATTAACATTATTAGTTATAGGTATTTTATTATTATTAACTTTAATCTCAAAGGAAGATTGCCCTTGTAATAGGGTTCATCATCCGGATAGATTAACTCTGTTAGATTCTTCCAAAACTTTATCGGGAAGAGTTGAAAAAATTGAATCCGATATTGATGGTGACATACATATAAGATTAAAGATAGGTGATAGTTCATTATTGGTAAAAAACAATTACAAAGATGAAAATGGGTGCTTAGTAGGTGAAATTGTATGTGTAGTTCCCTCAATATTTCCAACATGTTGGTTCTATAAAAATAAAATTACCATACCCAGAGAAGGTGATAATATTGAAATAGAAGGACCATATGTTTTTGATAAAGGACATAATATTACGGAAATACATCCGATTATGAATTTAAAAATTATTAGATAATGAATAAAGCGGACAAATATTATATTGAAAATTTAAATGAAATTTTATCTGAAGGTTATATAGATAAAAATCCGAGACCTAAATACATCGATGGAACTCCAGCGTATAGTAATTTTATCACTCAAGTTTTTGAGGAGTATGATATTTCAAAAGGAGAATTCCCAATTTCAACATTGCGAAACACCGCCATTAAGACAGGAATTAAAGAGGTATTATGGATTTACCAAAAACAAACTTCATCATTGGAGGTTGCCCGTGAAATGGGTATAAATTGGTGGGAAGAATGGAATATAGGTGATGATACAATTGGTCAGAGATATGGTAGAACTATCGCTAAATATTCTTTAATGGATGGATTAATTGGTGGATTAATTAAAGACCCGTTTTCAAGAAGACATATTATTAATATGTATCAATATTCTGATTTACAAGAAACAAATGGATTATATCCATGTGCATACGAAACATTGTGGTCGGTTAGAAGTGGAGATGATGGATTAATTCTTGATATGACATTGATTCAAAGGTCTTCGGATTATATTATTGCAAATCATATAAATAAAATACAATATACCGCACTTCTAATGATGATTGCTCAACATTGTAATTACAAAGTAGGTAAGTTTTGTCATTTGGTTCAGAATCTACACATATACGACAGACATTTTGATGCAGCATTAGAGTTATTGAAAAAAGAACCATTAGACATCCAACCAAAACTAATTTTGAATGAAAATAAGAACTTTTATGACTATAATATTGATGATTTTGAGATTGTCGGAACCGAAGGTATTATCAAATTAAAGTCAAAATTAGAATTAGCAATTTAAAATTAAATCATTATATGGGAAATTACAAATCAGCACACCACAACCCTGAAACATTAGAAAAAATTGAGGTTGAAACCAATATACCAAATGACTTGGTTAATGAGATTAAACAAACATTAAATAATATAGAAGGTTATATGATAACACCTGTAATGATTAATCCTGAAGATAACTCAGTGGTATTCGGTATTATGGATATGACCAACAGAACACTAAAATATAAACTATCAATAACAATCAATAATTAAAATTATTAATAAATGAAATACATCTTAAATTTAGACAATGTGTCTTTGAAAGACATTAATATTGTTGGAGGAAAAAACGCATCGTTGGGCGAAATGTTACAACACCTAAAAAAATTAGAAATTAAAGTTCCTAATGGATTTGCAATAACTATAGATGGTTATTATGATTTCATAAACCACAATAACTTAGATAAACCAATCAGAGAACTTATTGAAAATTTAAAAGAAAATGACATTATTGAGCTTAGAAGAACCGGTTTAACTATAAGACAATTAATTCGTAATGGGGTTTTTCCTGAACAATTAAAAAACGAAATACAAACAAAATATCGTGAGTTGTCCGAAATTTATGGTCAAACAATGACTGATGTTGCGGTGAGGTCATCGGCAACCGCAGAAGATTTACCTGACGCTTCTTTTGCAGGTCAACAAGAGACTTTCTTAAATGTTAGAGGTTCGGAATCAATCTTAGAGTCAGTTAGAAATTGTTTTGCATCTTTGTTCACCGATAGAGCGATTTCATATAGAAATTCTTTTGGTTATGACCATTTCGATGTTGGGTTGTCGGTATGTATCCAAAAAATGGTCCGGTCAGATTTATCTTCGTCCGGAGTCGCATTTTCATTAGACACAGAAAGTGGGTTTAAAGATATTGTTATGATTAATGGTTCATATGGTTTAGGAGAAATGATAGTTCAAGGAACAATATCACCAGATGAATTTATTGTTTTTAAACCATTATTGGAAAAAGGGTTTAGTTCCATAATTGAAAAAAAATTAGGGAATAAAGACCAAAAAATGATTTATGGTGAAGACCACGGCAAGTTAACCAAAATCGTTAATATTGATGATGAACATAGAAACAATTTTTGTATTAACGATAAACAAGTATTAGAAATCGCAAAATGGGTTACATCAATTGAAAAATACTACTCAGAATTAAAAGGACATTGGTGTCCAATGGATGTGGAATGGGCGATTGACGGATTAACTAATGAGTTATATATTGTTCAGGCTAGACCTGAAACAATCCACTCAAGGAAAAAAAGAGATATATTAACCGAATATACAATTAACACTGAAAATTTAAAACCTATTGTTAAAGGTAGTGCTGTTGGAGATAAAATCACTAATGGAGAAGTAACTATTATGTATTCATTAGATGGTAGAGATGGGTCGTTAGATTGTTCTGAATTTGTTGAGGGAAGTGTCTTAGTAACCGATATGACAGACCCTGATTGGGAACCTATAATGAAAAAAGCGTCTGCGATTATAACAAATCGAGGAGGTAGGACATGTCACGCAGCGATTGTTGCAAGAGAAATGGGATTACCGGCAATTGTTGGAACAATGAATGCTACGGAGATATTAAAAAATAATCAAAAGGTAACAGTATCTTGTGGAGAAGGAGATGTTGGTTTTGTATATGATGGTTTCATTGATTATGAAAGAATTGAAACAAATTTGGACGATTTACCTGAAGTTTCAACACCAATTATGTTGAATGTTGCATCTCCCGAAATCGCATTTAAGTTTTCAAATCTTCCAAACGCAGGTGTTGGTTTGGCAAGAGAAGAATTCATAATAAATAACTATATAAAAGCACATCCAATGGCGTTATTAAAACATAAAGAGATTGGAGATGAGGAATTATCAAAACAAATTAATTCAATTATTAAAGGGTATGACGATGAAGAAACTTTCTTCATTAAAAAATTAAGTTATGGTATTGCAAGAATTGCAGCGGCATTTTACCCCAATAAAGTTATTGTTAGACTTTCAGACTTTAAATCAAACGAGTATAAAAATCTTTTAGGTGGGTCGTATTTTGAACCGGATGAAGAAAACCCAATGATTGGTTGGAGAGGAGCGTCAAGATATTATTCCGACAATTATAAAGAAGCTTTTGGTATGGAAATTAAGGCAATAAAAAGAGTTAGGGAAAAAATGGGATTCGATAATGTCGTTGTTATGATACCTTTTTGTAGGACCATAGATGAGTTATTGAAAGTTTATAAGGTTATGGAATCTTATGGGTTAAAACGAGGTGAGAAAGGGTTAGAAGTTTATTTAATGGCCGAATTACCATCAAACATTTTTATGGCAGAAGAATTTTCAGAATATGTTGACGGATTCTCAATTGGGTCAAACGATTTAACACAATTAGTTTTAGGTTTAGATAGGGATTCCGCACTTGTTTCTTCGATTTACGATGAAAGAAATCTCGCAGTTAAAAGAGCAATATCTCATTTAATAAAAATTGGAAAGAAAACAAACACGAAAGTTGGAATTTGTGGTCAAGGTCCGTCTGACTTCCCTGATTTTGCAGAATTCTTAGTGGAAGAAGGTATTGATAGTATCTCAATAACTCCGGATTCATTATTGAAAACATTAAAAACTTTAAGTAAACTAAAAAAATAATTTCAATTTTATTATTTTTATTCGTTATGGGCTCGTGTTCAAAAGACGAGCTCATACCTAATAAGATTACCAGTAAAATCAAACAAACTGAGGTTAAATCTAAGGATACCCTTAAATCAAAGAAAAAAAAGTTCAGACTTTTTAGAAAAAAGAAATGTAAAGTTGTAAAATCTTAGTTGCGAACTTACCCATCAAACGATTAACTTTATCCAAATCGACATCCATATCTTGAGAGTCCATATAACTCAAAACTCCCTGTATCATCTTATCTTTAGCTTCATCCGCCATATCTAAAACTTCTTGAAAATCTTCATTGTCTTCTTGGTTTTCACCATAATATCTATCAATCCATTTTCTACCTGAATATAAAAATGGTTGGGATTGAGACATATTAACAGGTCCGGCCTTTCTTAATTTATTTAAAAATTCTCTCAAGAATTTATAATCGAAATTTTCAAATATTTCCGGATTTTCCATAAAATATTTGTGAGGTTGTTCATTTAAGGACTCTTTAATTTGCTCTTCATCCACTTTAACCCAACTATCGGTTACACTAATCAAAGATAAATTAGAACCATTATCCCATTTAACTTCGATAATTTCACCATCAGCCTCAAATGGGTCTCTTATCACCCTAGAAACGACTCCATTGGTTCCCATCGGGACTGAGCTCTCTCCGTCCATGTAAAGACACATAATTTTATCACCTTTTACAACTTTAGGGTTTAATTCTCTTTTTCTTTTTGACATAAAAACGAATATTTGGATATATTTATAAATATATGGAATTTTTAATTAATGAATCTCAACTGAAACTTATCTTACAAGAGCAAGACCAGTCAAAAATGTCTGACTATATGAAAGAATTATATTCTTTCACTAGTAATATCATCAATAAAGTCAGAAAAACATATGGATTGAACCTTAAATTATTATTAACTTGGGGGGCGTCCGTTGGTGGTTTAGTGATGCCATTAGATAATTTTATCAGAAGTGGTAGGTTTGATATCACGGATGAACAAGTGGCGTTACTTTTGGTTGGGGTTGCTTGCACATATTTCTACGACAATGAAAACGCATTAAAAAAGATTTTATCGAAAATAAAAGAAGAGGGGCTTGAGGATATTTTTAAAGAAGTTCTATTAAAAGGTAAAAATCTTAAGGATTCGTTCACCAAATTCATTAAATCTTCTAAAGTCACTATAAATTCAACTTTGGATATCATAACATATGCGTTTTTGATTCCAATAATAACGGACATTCAGTCTTTAATTACTTCCGGGGAAGATATCCAAACAGTATCAATGAAAGTTGCCAAAAGATTGGTTGCTTCGGGAGTTGTCTTGGTTGGTCAGGTCGTTTTAACTGAAATTATAAAAAAAATTATCAAGAAACTTTCCTAAGATAATTCAAGGATTCGTTTAATAACTTTCTCAACATCTTTTGGTGATAAGTTATGTTTTGAGTAATTCTTTATAAACCATCCTCTAATCACATCTTCGAGTGGTTTTCTTTCTTTTTGGGCTCTTCTTATAAATCCCGCCAATTGAGCTTCTAATTCGTGTTTTTGGGTATAATATTCTAAAGAGTCTTCAGGTTCATATTCCGGGAATTCCTCTCCTCTATCCAATTGAGACATATGTTCTATCTCATGTCTAACTAACTCATTGAGCTCAAAATGTAATTCTTCTAAAATTTCTCGGTCGAGATTTGGATTGGAAACTATTTCAATCAATATAATATCTTCATTTGGGTAATATTCACCATTAACTTCAACGGTATCAACATCTTCACTTGTGTTTAATGTTAATTCGATTGAAAACGGACTATAAAGTTTAGGACTTGTATAAACCGTTTTATCGCTAATATCTTCAGGTAAAACATATTCTCCTTCTTTTTGGTATTTAACCACAGACATAATATCTTTAACTACTTTTCTTACGATATTGTCGTATCTTCCTTCGTTAATAACACCCTCATTTATATTTTTCTTAAGGTTATTTACCACACTATTACACATTACAGAATTTTGAATATTAAAATGATATAACATATTTCTCAAGACACTACTTACAGGTGTTATCAATTGGTAAAATTTTACATCATAGCTAGTTAATGTTACTTTATTACTTCCCAATTTTTTAAATTGTTCACCCAATATCTCACCACTAATTTTACCCGTATTTTCAATGTATAATGTGTATTCAATAACATCTGACTTTTCACCAATAACTATCATTTGACGAATTCCGGTTAGTCGCACCTTAACTTCAATATTTTCATCACTATAATAAGGAGATTGTATTACAAATGTATGGGTGTCAAAAAAAAGGTTAATCCTTTCAATAGGAAAATCGATAAATTTCATATACTATAAATATTACTTAAAATGGTATTGATAATCCTACACCATATCTAAACCCTTTTGAGTAATTTAAACCTAAAGAAAAATCCAAAGTTCTCGGGTTCTTTGTAATTAATCTTATTGGATATACTTTAACCCAAACATCCGGAGACATTTCAACATTTACAATATAATGTTCTAAAAACGCACCTCCCATAATACTAAAGGTGTTATTTTTACTAACATATGATATTCCAATCCTATTCATCATAGAATATGGTGTGGTATAAGTATATGGTTGAGGTAAACTTGTCATATAAAACCCTCCAACATATAACCCAACTTGTTTAAAGTTATATGAAGCGACTAAAGAGTTTTGGTCGGGAATATATAATATATCAGATTGTTGCGACTTTAAGGACAATGATAAGACTAGCGATAAAATTGTTATTATTTTTTTCATAGAGCAAAGATAAAGAAAAAAATTGATTTATAGGTAAATATATTTTATATTTTAAAAAAAAATGAATCAATGTCCAGACTTAACGAATTAAAACGAGACAACCCATCATTAATCCTTAATGTTATCGAAATTATCAATAGTTTATTTAATAAAAGCAAATATACCGAATTATCGGTCAATTTGATTAAAAACTATCGAGATAATAGAATTAATAATTATGATAGAGCCGATAATCTAAAGTTAGAATTAATTCATGAATTTAAATTAGATGAAGATTTTATAAACTCAAAATCCAATGAAGAAATAATTAATATTCATTGGTGTTTAGTTGATTATTTTGGGTATTATAATTTTGAGCTGATTAAAAAATTTGAAGAATTAAACGAAAGAAATTTAATAATTAATAATGATTTAACTAAATTTAAAACTTTTGAGGAGTTGGAGTTGGAGGTATCTTTAGCCGAATTAAAATCAGTGACTAAAGACTTAGAAAAGCAAACCATTAAATTATATGAAAATGATGAATGGTTAGTTATTAAACCTATGTCTTTTTTGGCTTCTAAAAAATATGGGGCAACTACAAGATGGTGCACCACTATGGAACACAATCCTGATTATTATTTGAAATACTCAAGAAATGGTATTTTAATTTATTGTTTAAATAAGAAAACAGGTGATAAGGTTGCAGCATATAAATCCCTTTCCACTCACGAAAATCGCGAAACATCTTTTTGGGACATGTCCGACATCAGAATTGATTCAATTGAAAGTGGATTACCTAATGAAATTATGGAGGTTATTAAGAATGAGTTCACTAATGTAAAAAAAACTAACTGGGACTTATTATCTGAAGACGACGCAAATAATCAATTACTATGGATTCAACAAAACTCATATGATAAAGAGTTTAGAGAACCTGAACCTATTGCGGTAAGAATTGATGAATACATTGAGGAGATTAATGAATATGTTGGAGAACCTGACGAACTTAGCTTTGCTCCTCGAAGAGCTCGATTTATTCCGTTTAGACCACATGAAACCTCAAATGATGAGGTCCCGACGATTCGAAGTTAATCAAATTCTTCAATTTCAACAACTAAATTACTACCACCCTTTAACACACGATGCCAAGCAAGTTTTGGAATAAAGATTTGTTTGGTATCGTCCAATTTTATTGGTAATTCATTTTCCATTTGAAATTGCCATCCACCACCCTCAAGAATTATAACTTTTCGGTCGTTAAGGTCTTGGTGCCATTTTAATTCATAATCATCAACATCGGGACTAAATGTTCTGATTTTTTTGTTATCAATCTCAACTTGTTCAAACGGGAACTCCATAATAAAATTTAAATGAAATGAGGTTTACCAAGAATTTGATGATGATAAACCAAGTTGTTTTGCGTAACGACCAACCGAACAACTCCAGTATCCTGCCGTTGTTCTATCTTTCTTTTGGTCACATTTATGACGAGCTCTAAAAGACTTCGCAGCTTTTTTATTTGCGTTTTTAACTCTTAGGTTAGGGTCACCAAATGTTACTTTTTTAACACCACCTGTTTTACTTTTTACATAAACCGCAAACTTTTTAGGTCCACCCGGTGTTCTAAATGGTTTGTTTAATTTTACATTTTTTCCATGATGTTTAGCTTCACTCAAAATATCTTCCTCAGTTTCAACCTCATAAATAAATGGTGCGTCCAAGTATATATATTCCTTACCTATTTTCACTTTCTTACCTAAATCGGATTCTATCATCATAGTATCCTCTTCATTTAATTTTATGTTTCCTTCGGTGTATAATTTTCTTACCTCATTAACTAAATCAAAATAACTTTCAGAGTAAACTCTAAAAACATTATCAGTTAATGTTAGACCATTGTCTATATGATATTGTAGAGCATCTGAAACTTTAACATTTTCAGTTAATACTAAAGTTCTATTTAATTGTTCTTCTAATGTTTCTCTAATTAGTTTGCGTAAATTCATCACATTTTATTTTACTTATAAATATACTAACATGTATCTTTATTGGGAAGAAGATGATAAGTCAACATCACCTAATACAATATACCTTAAATTTAACACAATTGGTAATTTTGTAAAATTAACATCAAAAAAAGATGATGAATTTATAGTATTAAAATTATTCAATGTTATAGTTGAATAGGTTGACGATGTGAACCATAACACTTCGGTTAGTGGATTCGCCCCCGTTAAACTTCTTGCGAGTAGATATCCATCATCAAGATAAACTTTTCCATTTTTGTTAATATCACCAGCTTTCATCTTCGGTCCGGTATTCAATACCAATCCCGGATTTAATACCGGAGGAACGCTAACATTTCTCGCTTCGTTCAATAATAAAGATAAATCGTTGTTGGTTAATGTTGTTGAGAATGATGGGATTATCCTATAAGTCATATTATATTCGTTTGGTTTCAATGAGTAATTTCCACTTATATCAACATTACTACTATCAATTAATGTGGTGGTCGCACCATTAATTTTGAATAATTTTAATTTTGGTCGATTAACCAACCCTGATGGTATGGAAAGATTTCCACTTATTGTTTCGGTTGGAGGTAAGTTTGGATTTGGTTGGGCTCCAGCAATTGTGGTCTTAAAATCAAAAGTATTGCCATAGGGATAAGTTCCACATATTACAGGAGAACCGGAATATTGCATAATAAATCTCATAAAAACGGGTCCGTTAAAGACTGTCGTTGGAACAACAAATGTTGAGGTTATTGTTTTGGTTCCTGACCAAGAAGTGTTGGTACTATGAACTAATTCCCCGGCATCTGTTAAAACTCCATTACCATTGAAATCAATCCATAATTTGAAATATTCCATGTAATTACCATTTGTAACTGCGGTATATGAAATGGATATGGTTTGACCTGCGGTAATGGTTGGGACTGCGGTTCCATTGGTATAATTAAAATAACCTGCCGGATTACCTCCGGATGTTGCGGTAAATCCATTACTACCCGCATATGTTTGTCCGTTTATCGTAACATTGGAAACATACTCACAACAAAATGTTGTTGGGTAACTAGTACATAATGAAGTTTGAGAGTGTGCGAAACTGCTTATCGATAATAAAATGAATAACAAATATTTCATCATAAATTAATTTTTGAACCAATTAGGAAAAACGAAAGAACCGGAAAGTCGGGATTGGTGCTCGTGTTTAGTTTATAATTCATATTGACTTTAAATCTTTTTGAAAATTGGTAATCAACACTTGTTCCCACAAATATACTAAATGTTCTGTCTGAAACACTAACATTGTCCACCGATGAATATATCAATGGAGTTGAAATGACATATAATTCCGGGGAAACAATCATTCTTTTTCCCACTTTAACTGGTTTTGTGTAGAATGCGGTTGCTGCTGGACTCAAATATAAATTTAAGTCTTCAGGAGTTTTTGTTATTGAACCACTAACATTTACCCCCGTAATCCCAAATTTTCCTGCGTTTAGTATTAAACTATAACCCAAGAAAGACATAATATTACCATAAGAATAAACACCTGTTAAATTCATGTTATGAATTAATTTTAATTTTCTATTCTTACTAAAGTGCATTTTTGTGTATCTACCGGTAACCGCAAATTGTTTAAAGTTTAACCAAATCATGGAAGTTAACCCCCAACTTGAGGTCCCTCTCATCGAACTTTGAGATGTCCCGATATTAATAATCGGAGTAAAACTTCTGTCCAAATTTTGGGCACTTGTTAAATCCGATGAAATTATGATTGGGTTTGTTTTACCTTTTGATTTCCCTCCGGTTCCCTTATCATTATTTGCATCAGTTGTCATGGTTATTGTCGTTCCAACTTCACTCCCTTCAGTTTTTGTTGTATTATTTTCACTACCTTGACCAGCTGTTTGTGTTGTATTTGTTGTAGTATTTCCACCTGTTTGTGTTGTATTTGTTGTGGCATTACCACCACCTTGTGTTGTATTTGTTGCAGTATTACCACCACCTTGTGTTGTATTTGTCGCAGTATTTCCACCACTTTGTGTTGTATTTGTTGCAGTATTCCCTTGACTTTGTGTTGTATTTGTGGATGATGGAGTATTGTTTGACGAAAAGATACTTGAATTAAATGTTGATGGAAATGGGACACCGGATGTAGAAATTGTTGGTGGTGGTGAACCACTTTTCTTCTCATTTTTCGATGTTTTTTCATCCGAATTTGAACTCAAATCCGTATTCACCAACATTCCGGACTCCGAGTTAACTTGTCCCATAATACTTCCTACGACACTTTGAATCGTGCTTCCAATTATTTGGGAGGTTATTTGGTTCCTAATTAATGTGGTTGATTGAATTGAGCATGGTGTAACTTTTCTATATTCAGAATATACTCGGTTAATCCAAGTGGCAAAATCACCGCTGATAACATCATCTGCAGTGAAATATTTTTGTTGACCTAAAAATGACACTAATGAACCATTTACACCTTGTATTGGAAGGTTAAATTGTGTCATTTCTTTGGTGCAAGGGTCTACAAAAGTGTAGGTAAATGTTTGACCAATCGCAGTGATATTTGTAAATAAAAGTATCAGTAAGATTGGTAATATTTTTAACATTTTTAATGGGTAAAGATTTGTTTTTTAATCATCCTTGTCACAATTTTAGAGCATGCACTTTCCAATGCCTTTTTGGTTGTTATACCAATTGTTGATTGATTGAATTTTACATCAGTCAAATTGTCGTCATTCAATAAAGTCATTTCTCTTGTTGTTGATGATTCACCTAATCCTGACGCGGTGAAAAACGCGCTGGTTTCAGCGTTAACAAATTTAACTTGAAGTCCTAAACGAGTTGTCAAGGTATTCTTGACACTTCCTTTAAGTTTTATGGTCTCATCTTCACTAACACTGAAGTCATAAATTTCTATCGTTACAAAGTAGCGAGCTAATCTAATCTTACCTCTACCATTTAATGTGTCCTGTGAAATTCCTGCTTGAGACGCTTGAAATTGTTTAACCATACGATTTTTAATTTCAGTGGAAGATTCAGTAAAAATGAATCTGTCGGTAAATTCCAAATATTCGACTACAATGTTTGTCAAACCTAACCCAACTCTTTTGTCCTTCAATTCCGGGTATGACTCAAATAATTCAGGTGTTACACCAATGTTTAACAATTGAATTGGTATCGGTTTTCCGTTATATTCAGGTAGTGTATCCATTGATGCGTTCTTTTCGAAAGATGCTCGGTATTGTTCTGTCTTAATGGTTCCAACTTGAGAGTATGCTACGAAACTTAGTATACTCATCAAAATCAATATTATTTTTTTCATATTATTCTTCAATTGGTTTAATTAGTCCACAAATTAAACATTCCTCAACTCCGTCTCCATCAGAATCTCCCCAAACATGTTGACAATTTCTGTGTGGAAAATATTCATCAATGTCTCCGTCTCCATCCGTGTCATACCCGTCCATAACACCATCTCCATCTTCATCAATTTCTATTTTGACTTGGGGGGTAACTTGGGGGGTATCTACACCTAAATGAGTAGGTTGTTCTGAAATATTCATTAACCCCTTATCCATTTTAGCTAATAATATTTCAGGAGTGTCATTTTCTTCGTCCATTTTAGCAACTAGCATTTTATCTTTATCGGTATCACTAAACCAGTAATCGATAATTTTACCATAAGAACCAATAAATGCACCTAATAAAAGAAGTAGTAATTCTTTCCACTCTGTTGACATTGGTGTTTTCCACATTATGGCTCCGAAGATTCCTCCAATAATAAGGATAAATCCACCTAATACCATGGCAGTAATATACCATCTTCTTTTCATCATTGAATATAGAAGTTCTTTAAATCCTGTTGCTTGCTGATTGTTTACCATTGTGGTTCTTTTGTTTTTAATTCGTCTTGTTTAGGTTCAGCTTTTTTTGTTTCTTGTGGTGTTGATTTTTCAACAATTTTTTCTTTGATTATTGTTGTTGTGTTTCCACCTGTTTGTTGTTGTTGGGTGTTGTTAATGTTAATAACTGGTGCTGCTTGTTGAACCGGGTGTGGTTCTGACGCTTCTTCTTTTCCACCGAAAAGTTGAGTGCTTAACCATAAACCTCCCGCAGTTACAAGAGTGGTTAAAGCGCCAATGATTGTTTTTTTAAGACCTGACCAAGTTCCGTCATTTGTCTCTACATTTTGTTCTTCTGACATTTTTTTAAAGTTTAATAAAAGGTTTAGTTATTTGTTTATTATCATCGGACAATACCAATAGATAGTTTCCTTGAGATAGTTCAGGATGGTTTATATTTTTTGTGATTTTTGTATTGGTCCCATCTGAATTGATATATCCTAAGTCAATCATTAGTTTGCCTTGATAATCATAAATAGACGCATTCATGTTTGTGTTAGGCAATAATTCAAATTCTGTTGTAAAATTACCTGTATTTGGATTAGGGTAAATACTAATCGTTGGCTCTGTGATATTACTCACTACTTGTGTCATTTTATACATCATCACAACTCTTTGTGATGCTAACACAATATTCAAATGGTCTCCTTCTTTATCAGAAGCATCCATTAATTGTCTGATAACAACATCGGTTGAAATATCATCCGTTGATGTTTTGGCTAAAAATTTTAATTTAAAAGGGGTCGCTAACCCTTGTAGCGACCCATTTTTTTGATTATTCATTGCTCCGAATCTAACAATACCATTTACATCGTCATTGGTTACATATTGTAACCAAGGACCTTGTAAATTCGATACTATCTCATCGAATGAAACTTTATTAACATCATATTTTATCTCAAATTGTAATCCATTACTAAGTTCACCATTTGTTGAGATGTTAAATGGAACATACATTGGTTCACCCACAGAATAAACATCAGGAATATTCACATCAAATTGTCCTTTGTAAATCGCCGCGAATATTTCAGTTGCTCCGTTAAATACCGGTGAAGAGTGTGTTCTATCAACATCACCTAAAACAAAATATTTGATATCTAAACTTAAATTTGTTAATCCAACACTATCATAAATGAAAGTTCCTCTATTTGAGTAATTAACCCAATCAGTCCATTGGTTGCTTCCTATTACGAGAGAATCGTATTCCGCTTTACTGAAAACATTTATCAATTTTGAAGTGTCAATAGGTTTTAACCCTGAAACTGAAGCGTAAATCCCATAAGGGTCACCACCATCTAATTTAGTGTTTAAGTTAATATCACCAATTAAAAATCCTAAACCATGTTTTAAGTAGTTATGACCATAAGTTTGATTAACATCAGTGTAAACATATTCATTATACGCTTTAATCGCATCTGAAATTGTAACAGCGTTGTCTCTAATGTAATTCAAACTATCCTTTGGGAATTTAACTTCAATTTTATATTTAGTATTCTCATCAACATTATTTAAAGTATATGTTCCATTGATGTTTGGTTTAGTTTGTGACACCAAGTTTCCGGTATTTTTCTCATAACAATAGATTGTCGGAAGAAGTCCTGTTGTCATTGTTGTTGGGAACCAAACTTTACCTGAAATAGTTAAATTACCTAACAACTTAACTCTTTGTTTTTGAATGTTAAGACTTGCGATGTTATCACCTATTGAAGTTCCGTCCACTTTAAACATTCTCGACCAATTCACAATAATTGAATCTGATTCATAATTTGATTCAACACTATTGATAATGAATTTGTTATGGATAATATACCCATTTGACGAGAAATTAGCAACACTTCCTGAAGCAAATATTAGGTAATTACGACCTACTTTCCAGTTAGTGTCTGAAGTATAATTATATATCCCTGTTGCGGGTGTATATGAACTATACTTGTAGTTGTTCCATTCTTGGTAATCTAAGGTTGGAGTGTTGGTTGAGTATGTTGCATCAACCGATGTTGAAATGTGCGTAAATAGGGTTTTCTTAAATTGAAAATCGATTTGGAAAGTTCTGATATCAACCCCCGATGCCGGTTTGTAATACCAAGCAACGTCAATTGTGTCTCCTCTCCTGACCGTTTTTAATTGTTCAAAATGCCCTATTTCCGGTGTTTGTGAATATCCAATTACACTTAAAAGTATAAATGACATCACCGAAATTAGTTTTTTCATTTTTTAAATAAATTAATGATTAATGTCTCTGAGGACTTTTTTATAACATTTGAAACTGAAGTTTGATTAATTCCTCCATTTTCTGATATTATTAATGTTGACATGGAAATCTCCGAAGATTCCCCACTTACAATAGTTTCTTTTAGTTTTTTACCTTCTTTGTTATACAAACGACCCCTAACTCTCAATATCGTTTCATTATCACTTTTGTGAAAAACTGAAATTCCGGAATTTGTTTCTATAACATCAAAATACAATAACTCAACCTTAATGTAATAGTCGGCATTACTCGCCGAGTCCGTAACATCATAGTTTAACGCCTGTAAATTTTCTAAAAGAATGTTCTTAAATCCGAAAACTAAATTTCGGTTTTTTGTTAATAACCCAATCTCAATTTTATTTTCAATTGATTGGATAAAAACTTTTTTTGGGGGTTCTTGAGTTGTGAATGATGTTAATAGCAGAGCCACTAACATCGAAGTGAGTATTTTTTTCATTTTAATAGTATCTTGGTATACATAAATACTTCAAAAGATGCACTTTGAAAGTATTTATTATATAAAAAATAGAGATATGTTACTAAAAAATGGGTCAGAAGGAGCTGACGTAAAAAAACTCCAAGTGAAATTAGGTGTGGAATCCATAGGTAAATTTGGCCCTAAAACTGAAGCGGCGGTTAAAGCTTGGCAAAAAGCAAATGGATTAACTGCTGATGGTATCGTTGGACCGGGAACTTGGAATAAAATGTTTGGGACACCGACTCAAGAAACTACAATAGTTAAAGAAGATAAAATCATTCCTCAACCTGTTGCTTCAGTTGGAGGATTAAAAATTGATAAATTAAGAGGTCATATACCTGATTCAGTTATCTCACAAATATCTGATACCGCAGCAAAATTTAATATTACAAATAACTTGAGATTGGCTCACTTTTTGGCTCAATGTGGTCATGAATCAGGTGGGTTCAAAGCGGTTAGTGAGAATGTTAACTATTCCGCGGCAGGTCTTAAGGGTATTTTTGGAAAATACTTTCCCGGTAATTTAGCGGAATCATACGCTCGTAACCCACAAAAAATCGCAAGTAGAGTTTATGGTGGAAGAATGGGTAATGGTCCTGAAGCAACTGGAGACGGATATAAATTCCGTGGCCGCGGGTTTATACAATTAACTGGAAAAAATAACTACACTCAGTTCTCCAAATTTATTGGTGAGGATTGTGTTGCTAATCCTGATTTAGTTGCAACCAAATATTCTTTGGCCTCAGCCGCATTCTTCTTCGATTCAAACAAACTTTGGGCGATTTGTGACAAAGGAGCTGATAACGCAACTATAACCGCAGTAACAAAACGAGTTAATGGCGGGGCAATAGGATTGGCTGATAGAATTAAACATTTCAACGAATATTACAAATTACTATCGTAATGCAAGAAGGGCCGGTTATATATAATAGTGAATTTTTACCAAATGTAGAAATTGCCGTTCTATTTGAGGGTAATTTCCAATACGAAGATATGAAACCTTTTTTTGACGAATTTGGATATGGGTTTATGGTACCAGGCGATAATTTAGTTGTTATTGATGGAGAACAATTGCTTGACTCAAGAGGTAATAACCTATTGAAATTCATTGAAGCTCACGAAGTTTCTCATATTGTTATGGGTCACGACGGACCAAGAAGTGACGATGAGGAGTTGGATGCTGACTTAGGATCCTATATCTTATTGGAGAAATATGGATACATTGACGATATTAAAGTATTGTTAAGAGAATTTAAAAATCGTCATGGAGTTAGATTTGACACCTCTTTATTAGAAAGAGTGAAAAAATATTTCACTTAATTCAACTCATTTAATTTTTTTTTGTTTATATTTGCATCATAAAACTTAAAAATATGGAGGCAGTAAACAAACATTATGGAGATGTAAATACATGGATTGAAAAAATCATAGATTCGTGTGATTCACCTAAACAAGAACAGACAATTCAGAATTTAATTAATCAATTCGAGAAGATGTTAGATAACGACTCTAAATTAGATAGTTATTTTCGTCGGACTCTAATTCGTAATCTTGAAATTAGGATTAATAATAAAATTGACGAGTTGTTTTACAAAAAAATTAAAGAACAAGAAAAAGAAGAAAATTATGGATAGGATATACTATAAATTAGAAAGCACGATTAAGGATACATTGAATTTCTTTAAGAATGTATGGAGATTTAGGAAACCTCTCACTAATCACCATTGGTGGGATAATCAGTCATTTTTAGAGTTTTTACAGGTATCCTTAACTCATATGGCAAATAATATTGAGAAATATGGAACTGAGATTGATGGTCCAAGATTTAAAAAAGTTGAAATGATGAGAAGAGCGTCTCAACTAATTAAAAATTATGTTGAGGGTTCATATATTGAAATGGCGGAATCCGAATTAGGTGAATTGATATTACACGATTGGGAATTTGAACCTTCTCCGGATAATCCAAATTGTAGTCAGTTGGTCGATAAAGATACTCCTGAAGAAAGATCACATAACAAAAAAGTGTTCGAAAGGTCTAGTGAGATTGAAGAACAAGAATTGAATGAATTATTATCAATTTTAAAAGGTCAAGACACCACAAAATTTGATAAGGATTTGGATTGGTATAAACAATTTGATGGTTCAGGGTTAAAAAATTGGTGGGATTAAATTAAAAAATATGACAACAATCACAATTATTCTAATTATTCTAATTATTATTGTACCTTTAGCGGTATTATGGGTTAGAGGTATTGATTATATGTTAAATAATCATCCTGACTATAAAGGAAACGATTTATTTGGAGAATTTGATGAAGATGGTTGGGAAACAGAATAAATTGAGGTGCGAGGATATTTAATAATATGAGTGCAGAACAAAGTCAGTTTTCCAACCAACCAAAAAAGATTTTATATTTAATCTCCCAAAAATTAATTTCTGACGATTTTGATGAGGAGTATTCTACAGATACCTATGATAGTAATCACACTATATTAATTGACATATCGCGTATGTTTAGTATCGATGTAGTTGATGATGAGGATGTTCAATTTTTCATAAAATTTATCGAAATTAACAAACAACTTATTTCGGAAATATCTGAAACTAAAGATAGAAGTTTAATAGATAAACTTGTAATACCTATTGCAAAAACTTATGAGATGCTTTACAGCACTCGGGGTACATGTACTTATGAGGTATTTCTTAAACAAGAAATTGACTCTTACGATGAAGACTGGGTTAGAAGAAGTATTTTAAGACAACATGCTGATGGTTATTGGGATACCTATGAAGGTTGGGAAACTAGTAAACCCCAGTATGACAATTATGAAGAGAGTGATTGGTCGATTAATTCAGTCCGTGAATCTAATGAAAACATCCAAGAAAACAATTTCAAGAAAACAACAAAAGTTATTTCCTCAATGGATAAGAAAAGTTTACTTGAATTGAAAAATATTATCGACTCAAGACTTAGACTTCTTTGATTTTAAAGTCTTTTTTGGATCACCGACTAAATCACCTAAGGTTTTTTTCTTTGTAGGACTCATTTCAAATCCTTTTTCCCATTTGTGTTCGACAGATACCGGATTAAATTGATTTATTTTTGAGTCATATTTCCAAATAGAAATACATTCTTCACTCTCATAAGTACGAGTCCATTTTGTTGAGTCTTTAGGGTTAACTTCTTTTGACATAGCGCAAATATACAAAATTTTTTCTTAAAATAACTAATTAATAAAAAACCCCACTCAAAGGTGGGGATTCTCACTTAACCTTCCGGTTCTTGGGTCTTTTTGTTCAATGTGATAAACTTATCAATTGACGCGATTCCGAAACATGCGATGGTTAGAATTTTGAATGAATCAAAAATGAACTCATTAACTAATAATGGTCGTCCCATTGCTCCTGTTACAATGTCTACAATTGCAAATGAGCACATCATAACAAATGACATGAATCCGATGACCGCTTTTTCGTTGATTGAGTTGTGGTCGTTAAACAAATCTTTAAAAAATTTTTTCATAGTATCTTGGTTTTACTATAAATATCTTTTAAAAAGTAAATAGTAAATAGTAAATTAAGGTGACACAAAAGTATTAAAAACCCAATTAGTTAAAAGACCTCTTGGATATTCATCACAAGTTATTCTCCCATCAGGGTATAAAACATTGAAATAATATGTTTGTGGGGTTTTTTGAACGGTTACAATATGTTTACTATAAGTATACATTGTTATTTCATACATGGACTCATAATCCATATAATTCATTCCCATAACTTTATGTATTTCACCATTAATTACAACTTGCCCACAATCTTTAAATTTCCAAACACAAATATTTAGTTTTAATTTACCCACATGTTGAGAAAATCCACTATTAAATGTGAAAAATAAAGATATTATAATTAATAATTTTTTCACACCTAAACTAGTTTGTTATTTTACTAGTTATAATTGCAACTGAGGTCATGACTATAAACCAGACTGCCACCCAAAAATAAGGGTTACGAAATATTTGTTTTAACTTTATCATATATTTTTATTTTAATGATGCAAATATAATAAAAATTATTTTAATATTTATATAAAAATAGCCGACCCATAAAAATGGGACTTTGGGGCCGTTATCGTCATGGTAACACCGGAAAGGGAAGGTTCGCTACCATTCCCTTTCTTTTTTATAACAAATTTCCGTCGATAAAAAAATATAATAACAAAAACAAAAACTTCAATAACTAAAATTGAAAGAAAAATTTCAAGACCGGGTGTTCACTCTAAAAAGAAAAATTCTAAAACTAAAACTTCTAAGAATTATTCGAAACCCTACAACGGGTAGGGTAGTTAATCTATAGTTTTTTTCTTTTTTTTTATTATTATTATCAGTATGGATAATAAAACTAGATTGATTAAATTAATCGAAGAATATCTTAATGGTGTTAAGGGTTATTTGGTGTTTGAGTTTTATGGTGAAGGTTCATCCATAAAAATTAATAGGGTTGATTTTGGTATAACCAAAAATTATGTGTCAATTGACGCTAAAATATTATTGGGCGAGATGATAACTGAAGGGATTCTTGATGAGTCTTTAGCAAGAATACTTATCGAAGATTCAATGGTATTTTTCTTTCCAAATAGTCAAATAAGAACTTGTATTACCTTTGATGTGTAATATTTTATCTTTTAGTTAAAGATTTCATCAACTCAGTGTTCTCTTTTTGTAAGAATTCAACTTTTACCGTTAATTGAGCAACTTTCTCAGTTAAATCCAAGATAGTTTGTCTCATATTATCTTTTTCTAGACTACTTGCAATTAATAACGCTTCTAATTTTGCAATTCTATCTATACAATCGTGACGAATAAAATCATCATCTCTTTCTTTTCTTTCTGCCCTTTTTTCGTAATATCTCCAAGCACTTGCGGAACCTAAAACTGTGATTGCTGTGATTAAAACCGTCCAAAGTGATTCTTGACCCATATGCATTTTTTTTATTAATAAATATATTGTAATTTGAAAAAAAAAATTGTCTTTTGATCGAGATGGAAATAATTATTATTCTTATAGAATAATAATATAATATTAAAAAAATAGTAAAATAAATAAAAATACTAGTCTAGTACTAGTTCTAGGGAATTTTTATACAAAATCCACACAACATTCAAAACCAAGTAGTGATTCTAATAAACTTTCTACATTTCTTTTGTTGGACATTTCTATCCATTTTTCTTCATCAACACCACTTCTACTCAAATTTATAAATAAAGTAAAAGAATCAGAAACCCATTTCCCTGTCTCCTCGTCTAACTTATTTGTAGGTAATATTAGAAACTCTTTAATTGTGACACCACTATAAGATGTGTCCAACCATGATTGAACAATTTTTTTTAATCTAACTTGGTCCATGTCATGTCTGAATTAAGAATCGCTGAATATAAATGTTTTTTATCCCATTTGGTTGGTTCAATCAGAGATAATAGATGCTCGCCATCAGAATCTTCATATAAGTGGTATATTTCCCCAACAATCGGTTCAAATTTATATTTTGACTCATAGACTTCTTGAGTTATTATAAACGATTTTTGGAGGGTTTCTGCTTGTTCCACAAGTTCTTTATACCTCCGGTCAAAAACTTTTTCGACTTTAGATAAACCATTTCGTTTAAATGGGGTTAAATCGACTGGTTTGATAGATGGTGCACCGATATTACTACCATAAGGGAGTAGTCCGGGATTATCAACAAAATTATCAGGTCTTTTAGTCTCCATAAAAAAAAAATGTCCCACAAGTGTGAGACATTAATTATAATATTTTAAAAGTAAAAGTCAAAATTATTGACCTTTAATCATTCCAAGACCGTGTTTAAGAAATTCTTTCGCTCTTGGTGACATATGTTGCATCGCATAAACTTTTTCAATATCTTTAACCAACTCTTCTCCGTGGTCATTTTCTCTGTAAAGCTCAATAATTTTATCCATTGCAGAATTACATTCATTCTTTGTTTCATCAAAATAATTGTAAGGTTTGAACGCTTTCAAGTGGTTCATAATTTCACTTGCCAAGTGTTCACCTCCGTCAGAAACTTTCGGGTGAATTCTAAGCGTCTTTAATAATTCAATTTTATCTACCAATCCATTAACACCGTTAGGTCTAATTTGAACTCCCTCAATATAATCTTCCATTTCATCACCCCCAACTATTTCCTCAAGGGATTTAGTGTTTCCACCATGACAGAATTTTCGGTCATCTTTTTTATTTTCCGATTGTTCTATAAGATAGAGTTTTTTAATCTCTTCTTTTTCTTGTTCTGTAATTATAAATTTTGTTCCCATACTAATAAATATATCACTCAATCATATTTATCAATATGAAAAAACTTTTTACAATTATTTTGATATTACTATTCAGTGTATCAACTTATTCTCAAGACACTATTCGTCTTAAACACACAAATTACACTTCACTTTTTAGTAAGTCTAAACATTACCCGGTAATGGTTGAGTGGTGGATTACAAAATCAATGGTGACATGTCCATCTCCATTAAAAAGAAAGGATAACTTTAAACCTGACCCATTATTAGTTAAGGAAACTGATTTATCTGAAGATTATAAAGGGAGTGGATACGACAGGGGACATATGATGCCAGCTGCGGAGAATTTATGTCAGACACCTCAAGTTCAAGATGAATGTTTTTATTTCTCTAACATGACACCTCAACCTCACACACTAAATGCGGGTTCATGGAAAACTCTCGAGACTATGGAACGAAAATTCGCATCTGAACAAGATAGTGTTCGTGTTTGGTGTGGTAATGTGGGTGAAGTTAAAAAAATTGGTAAGGTTTCGGTTCCATCACATTGTTGGAAAGTAATTTATATTGTGAAGACAAAACAATACCTTGCATATATTTTCCAAAATGCCTCAAACAAGGTTGAGTTGGAAAAATTAAAAGTAACGAAAGAGGATGTTGAAAAACTAACCGGATTTAAATTCTTCTAAAACAATTTTTGAGTATCGTTATACAATTTTTTCATTGTTGTTTCGATAGTGTTAATTTGTCTTTGGTCTTCATCCGAAACTTCAAAACTTTTTGATTTAATTTGCCTAACTTGTTCTTGAAGTTGTTGATATCTTCTTAACATATCCTCGTATAATTTACCCTTTTCTTGTTGTGTTAAATGTTGTGCGCCCATATTGTCTTGTTTTATCTAAAATTAATATATTTTTATTGTATATAAATAGATTATTGTTTTTTTTGTTCTTTCCACTCCAACCAAAATCCAAAAGCCACGATAATGTTCATTCCAAAGGATGCCAAAATTTCGTGAATATCTCTGTATACATTCAAATTTAAATGAACATGTCCAACAACCCAAAATGGGACGGACAAATTAGATGCGACCCATTTAATTGTATATTTTACGAATTCCATGACCATTCAAATCCTATCCAATAATCCCTACCGACCTTCAAATTAGTGTAGTTTTCAATACCTTCAGTTAAATCATCTTTTTGATATCTATCATTTTCAAGTTCTTCACAATTATATTCAATAATAAACAATGGATAATCACCATCATAAGTTGATACTATCTCACTTTTTATATTTTTAACCGGTATGTTGTGAATGTGTTCAAGATTGAGATATGTTTCTATTAATTTTTTAACTTGCTCTTTGGTTTGTTTCATAAATTATTCAACATATTTAACCGGCAAATTAAAAGAAGATATAAACCAATCTTTAAATGGTTCTTTCCACTTATTATTAAACAATAAATTCAATTGTCTTTCATATTCAACCTCAACAACAACTAAAGGACAATTAGATTGGGCGTTTGAACTAAAATAATCACAACCATACCATCTAAAAAAATATTATCACCCTCCTCATAGTCTCCAATATAATATTCAATTAAGTTTGGATCTTCATATGATTCCATTTCTTCAGGGTCATACATCCTAGGATTAGCCCAATTGATTTCATCCACCGAAAATAAATCTTCAATGTAATTAGTTATAAAATTTTCTAATTTTGACTCGGTAATAATATACTTCATATTTTTAAATATGCCGAACCTCTACTAATTTCCCGTTCAACATCCCTTGTTTTAATGCTTTCTCTCTTATCGTGTAACTTTTTACCTCGAGCCAACGCGATTTCAACCTTAATTAACCCCTTTTCATTCAAAAAAACTCGATATGGAACAATTGTGAGTCCCTTAATCAATTCTTTTTGTAATTTAGTTAATTCTCTCCTTTTTAAGAGTATTTTTCGGTCTTGAGTTGATTTATGGGTGTAATTTGTCGGTATTTCCGTTATATTGGCGTTTCTTAAATATAATTCACCATTAATAAAAGTGCAAAAAGATTCTGATAATGATATTTTTCCATCTCGAATTGATTTAACTTCGGAACCCATTAATACAATACCACCAATTTCAGTTCGAATGAACTCGTATTCAAACTTCGCTTTTTTATTTACAATATTAACTTGATTTTTCATTCTGCAAATATAACAAAAAATCCATCGAATTAGATGGATTTTTTTATTTTATGCAATTTGTGTGTCAATAGGTCCGGGTTTCGGTGTTGCACCAGCCAAGTAACCATCAGCAACTTTAGCTAGTAGTTGTCCGGTTCCCCACTTTTTCAAACCTTCCATTCTCGATAGTTCGTAAAGACCAACATCATTTTTCAATCCGTTAAGAATATCAGAATAATAACCTAACTTTATAGTCTCGCAAGTTGCTCTAACACCATCTTCCATTGATTGATAATTCTTGACTTTATGACTATTATAGATGGTGGCTCCCGGTATGTTTTTCGTAGTATTAAATGGATTAAAAGTTGCTTTCCCTCCTTCAGATTGTCTCCAAGCATACATAAAAGACATATTACCCTTTGTTGGTTTAGCACCAAGGCACTTTAAAACTTTTTTATAGAATTCATCGTCTGAAGTGGTTCTATTAGGAATTTTTTCATCTGAAACACCAATATCCGATGTTTTTTCTTTTTCTTTATTTTTTCCGAATATACCTGCCATGTTTAACACATCACTTAACACCTTCGCTAAATCTTGTTCAGTAAGCCTTATCACTCTTTTCATACTTATAAATACTCCAATATAGAGTAAATTAATTAATTTTTAAGAATTGCATACTCACCACAAACAATTACATCCTGATTATTACTTGTTTTCTTGAAAAAAACACAATTATCTTTAATTTCAAACTGATTTGTTTGATAAATTATATTATTTGAGGTTTTTATTTCATATCGACCTTTGGGTTGAATTAATGACACATAACTAATAATTTGATAGGACACAAATATTACAACAATTAAATAAAATAATTTTGGATTTCTTGAGAAGAAATTTGTGATACGACTGAAAAAATTCACCATTTTTGACATAAGTGTCATATACGATTGTGTAAACTTTTCCAAATTTTTCATTTGGTCTTCATCAAAATTAAAGTTGTTTCTATTCATATTTTTGTTTTTTAAATAAAAACCCACCTTTTTGGGTGGGTTTTAAGATTATATAGTTTTGATTGAGTGAATCTTGTCTCCTTGTTGGATTTGGTCGATAATATCAAGACCCTCAACAACTTTTCCAAAACAAGTATGGTTACCATCCAAATGTTGAGTTCCTTGTCTGTTATGACAGATAAAGAATTGGGAACCTCCGGTATTGGACCCAGCGTGAGCCATAGATAACACACCTTTATCGTGAAATTGTTTCGGTGCAGTTACTTCACATTGGATTGTGTAACCCGGACCACCATTACCCAATCCGTTTGGGCATCCTCCTTGAACCACAAAGTTTGGTATTACTCTGTGGAAATTTAATCCGTCATAGAATTTTTTTTCAATTAAACTTTTGAAATTGTTTGTTGTGATTGGTGTTTCGTTGTCATACAACTCACAAATCATATCACCTTTGCTTGTAGAAATTTTTACTTTACTCATAAATCTTATTTTTTTTTCTTAAAAATATAAGGGAAAATTTTTAAGAATCAAATTTAATATCGACCACTTAAGTAAACATATATGACTTCAGGTATCTTGGTGCAAATATGTTTTTTGTCATTACTATCATAACATTCAATATGTGATAATCCTTTGACATATTTTCTCAATTCTCTTGGGCCTTTATTTAACATATCCACAATATACCATCGTGGGTATAATTTATCCGGTTCATATTGTTCACTAATAATTTTCTTGATAAGGGAGACCATCTCGGATTCAGTTAATATTAATTTTCTTTTCATTAGAACGGGGATTTAATATAAATATTATCCCAAATTCAAATTTTCCACAATAACATATCCTATTAATCCTTCAATGTATTCAATAACTTGTTCTTCAGGGACATCATCAATTGGTTTCAAGTTAACTTCACCTAGTGTTGATGACTCAGGAATAACTTTTAAATTCTCCAAAACTTTGAAATTTTTAAGTTCAATTGCATATTTGTCAATAGTATCGTCAAAAACGACATTATAATTTCCCATCAAAATTTTTCTATGTTCATCATAATAATCAGGGTGTAATAACCCTTCCAATGCGGGATACATTGTGATGGTATCTGCTCCACCTCTCATCGAATTTCTATTAATTTGAGCTGAAATTTCAGTGAATTTCTCCAATAATGTTTTATTCCATTTTAATTGTAATCCAACTTCAGGTTCATTATTTTCTTTCCATCCCATGAAGTCCCAAGTAACGATATTTTCCATAATAATATTTTTTTGAATTAAATATAAACAAAAAATACTGAATTTACAAGTGGTTATTTGACATTATTCGTTATTAGATGTATCTTTAAAGAAAAAAAATATGTTATATTTAAATTTTATTTTAACGGTTCTTTGTATTATTCTAATATTATATCCAATTATGATTTTTTATGTCATAAAAAAATATGGTAGCAAATTTATGGAGAAAATTACGAGTAAATTTATACCTAAAATGGGTGGTGGTAATGATATTATGCAATCTATGGATATCCTATCACAAATGTTTAAAAATCCAAATAAGAGGTAATTAAATTACCTCTTTTACCGGATATTTGTGTGAAATTTTAAACCAACCGGTAATAATTTCAAAGAATATTTTCTCAATAAAGGGTTTTCCGAATCTTTTCCATAGTTCGGCCTTTACAACATCAGAGACAAAGATGGTTTCGGTTTTTATATCATATAAAAAAAACTCATTATACCAAGTTTGTTCTGCCTTGTAATAATGTAAGTAAGGGAAACTAAATCTGTCCTCAATAAATTTGATTATTTCTTTTTTCATTACCCAATTCTTTTTGCATCATCAAATGATTGTGTGGAGATAAAATCTTCATTAAGTTGTTTAATAACTCTTTCTATAATTTCATAATCCTTAACACTACCATCTTCTTCGCCTCCAGCCAATTTAATGATTAAAGAAATCCCTCCGGTTAACATTTGGGACATCTCCAATAAAGATAATTTTCGTTGTTCTTTAGGGTAAGTTATTATTACTGAAACATTTTCGTCATTTGGTTTGACGGACACCGTTAATGATAGTTGATTTTCCATATTCATTTAAGTTGTAAATTTCGTGGCGTGACCACATAAACCAAATATACGAAAAAAATATAAATAGAAAAATAAAATAAAGAAACCCCTTACAATATTTCATTATCAATAAATGAGAGAACTCTTTCAACCCCGCTCCAACTTTCATTATCAACCGCATACCTCAACATTTTCCTAACATATTCCATTTTGTTAACAATGGAACCGGATAATTCACCTGATGAATCATCAAGGTCAATATATTCATCATCTTTTAAGTTTTTTTCCAAACTTTTGATGTTATCATAACCATATACTCGGTCATTTTCATTTATAACTCGTTTAACAATTCTTGTTAAATCATTCTCTGTTAATTTTACAATTTTTTTCATATCTTATAAATATATTAAAATCTTCCAGCGCCCTTATAACTTTTACTATAGCGATGTTCATTTAGGTCACTTACTTTCACCCCTTCTCTCTTATTGGATGAATGCACAAATTTATTATTTCCAATGTAAATTCCACAATGCCATCTTGATGGTGATGTTTTACTATTAAAAAATACTATATCACCTATTTCTAAACTATCTTTGGTTGTTCGTTTTGTTTGGTTCCATTGTTTCCACGCAACATCATCCAATTGTTTATCATAAACATCTTTATATAATCGTTTGGTGAATTGAGAACAATCAATTCCTGATTTAGAACGACCACCTAAACGATAAGGGGTTCCTTTCCATTCATTGATAAAACTATCCAATGTTGTTTGACCAAAAGAAATATTGGTAACTAAAATTAATATTAAAAATAATTTCATATTAATTATAAATATATTGGGATATAAAAAAAAGGGATGGGGATTACCTCGAACGAAGTGAGACCGGGTCGGTATACGAATATCCCCCCAATCAAATCGTAAATTAAGATGTGACGTAATTGACAGGTAAATTAAACTTATCTTGAAACCATTGTTTCATAACATCCTTCCAATGAAAATCAAATAAATCGTTAAATAATAAATAATCATCACTATGAGTCTCAAGTGTTGGTGAATTTTTTATCATGAATTGATTAGATGGGTCATCGGTAAAATATTCGGGTTTAAAATAGGTAAAAAATCTTTTACCGGTTTCATCCTCAAAATCAATTAACCCTTCAAAATATTCATCACCATCGTGTGTTATTATTTCGATATTATCTAAATCATAATGAGAATTTATGTAATTATATATAAAATTATTTAACTTATCTTGGGAAATTACATATTGGTTTTTTGATTCGGTAAGTTTTCCTTTAAGACACATTTTACTATATCGTTTGTATATGTTATCACCAAAAGTATCGACAAAATAGTTATACAGGGTATCTTTATCTTTTGGGGTTAATCCAAATTCATATTCATCTTCCAACCAATACATAATGTTTTGAACTAACATATCACAGACTTCTGAAACAAATTCGGATGCTGGAGATATATTACACGGATAACCAATTTCATAATCAATAATATTGGTTATCTCTTGACTAAGAGATAAATTTGATAATCTTCTACGAATTTGAGGGGATAAGGTCTCTAATATTTGTTTTTCACTTCCCATATCAATAAATATCCCGTAAACCAGTTGATTACATGGTATTAATTTGGTAGTCTATTGATAACGGAATACCTCCCGTGTTTCGAACTAACAATTGTTTTAAATCGAAAACTATCGCATCAAATTCAGTTTTTGGGTTTGGGACCGAACAATTGATGGTTAATTTAATATACAATGATGATGTTACATTATGTGGTGTTCCATCCATCTTGGTTGGACTTGAAGACATCATTTTAACCTCATCAACTTTAATATTATCAATTACTTCACTATCTATACAAGTGTCATAACTAATACCATCAGGTAATCTTAAAAAATCGAAAGAGTCGCAACCCGCTTTAATATTATCAAACTCATTGGTTATCATTTCTTGGAATAACTCGGTTTTACTTTTCCTTTCCTCAAATATTCTTTGGTATTGGGACTCGGTTATTATAATCTTCTTCATATATCAATAAATATAAGAAGTTAATTAAATCTACAAAGAAATGATGTGTGGGATGGATTCAACCGCAGGATAAAAATACTCTCCATATCCGGGAAAAGAAAGTTCAAATGAAAGTCTTTCAGAGTTAAATGAAGTTATAACACCTTGAATTTTATTCTTGGTTAAATGTTTCATTATTTCAGTTAAACTATTGTCTTCAAAATTGAACGCAACCATTTGTTCTCCAATATACTCATTAAAATAGAAATCCATAAATTATTAATTTTAAGCAAATATAATAATTTATTTTTTAATACCTTAATTTATTTACTTTTTTATATTCATCCAAGGACTTTTTCAAGTTTACAATACATTCTCGATAATCAATCTCATCATTGAGTCCAAACCTCTTATTTTCCTCTTCTTCTTTGAAGAAAACTTTCAAAGATTCTTCGATGGTTGATAAGATGTCCAAATAAACATATTCCTTATCTCGAGATTTTTTTAATTGATATTTTAATTCAATAATTTCGTCCTCCAATAAGTCAATTTTTTCTGTTAATTCCATTTTAACCGTTATATTCTCTATATTTTTCTCTAATATAATCTTCGAAAGCGTCGTCAATGAAATCCATTAACTCGTCTCGGTCTATTTCATCCCAACTCAAATTTTGTCTATTACCTAAAAAAACATTTCTAAACACCAAATCCTTTATATCTGAATAAAATTCATCTTCATCGTAATAAACAGATAGGTCACCATCGATTAACCCGTCAATTAAATTTTTAATGTCTTCATATCTACGCTTATATCGTAGTCTGTCGTATTGTTGTTCGGTTATTACATATCTCATACTCATAAGTATTCATATTATTAAAAATCCCCTCACATTGGAGGGGATTTTTTTATTTTTTCTTATAGTTGTATTTATGACATTCAATCCATTTTTTATATCTCTTTCTACCTAAAATTTCCAAAACTTTATTGAGATATATTTTCTCACAATCTTTTATTTTACCACAAACATCTTTTCTCTCTATGTGTAGTTTAATTTTTTCTTTAACTTGTCCATTTAAATGAATCATCTTATTAATCCAAGATTTTTCCAAAAAAGACATTTTTTCTTTATACTGAGATTCAGTTAGTAATCTCATTCTTAATGAATCCGCCAATTTACCTTTTTCTATCTGCCAATTATTATAATGAAACGCTTTTTGTGATTTAGACCAAGATTCAATTTCTCTATGAATACGAGCAATAATTTCTTTATTGGTTTTTTGACATTCTAATTTAGCAATATGAGCTTTACGCAATAATTCTTTTTCAGATTTGCTTACCTCAAAAGTTTTAACACAAGAATCAATCTTTTCGTTTCCTCTTGCAACAATCATAGTAAATGGGTCATAGTCCAAAAATAAAGGATAATCCAATATTTTAACATCTGTTGATGGTGTTACATCATCAATTAAAGGGTTTTCAAAAATGTAAGAATTCATAGAATCAACCACAGCAGTTGGTTCTTCATCTGCCAGAAGATTTACAATGGTATCTAATTGAAGTGGTTCTTTTTCACAACTAATAAATGTTGTTGTTGCAACCAAAATTAATAATAATATTTTTTTCATATTTTTTTGTTTTTTATAAATATCTATTGTTTAATTAAATTTAATATTCACATAAAATATAATCAATATATTGCCAAAGTCAAGTTTCTAAAAATGGGTGATATTAAAAAACCCCTCACATTGGAGGGGATTCACTTATTTCTTTTTGTTTTCTTCTTCCTTAACCAATGGTTTCGAGTCACCAAGTTTAGAATTCAATAATTTTGAGAAATTTTCGGTCATAACCTTCATTCCTCCTGTATGTTGTTCTCGGATTGAATTTTTTTCTTCTTCCGTCAAGTTGTTTAAAATGTGTTTCATAATAATATTTTAATAATAATAAATATCTCAATAATGATAAAAACTACCTACTGGTTAATTCACCCATAATTGCGGGAACCATATCTTTAAACAAAGAGATTTTCTTTTTGTGAAGTTCAATCATCTCACGAATATTCTCAACAAGTTTATTAACCTTATCATACTCATCAGGAGTTAATAGAAATACTTCACGAGGTCTATTATTATAATCATTTCCGGTTAATGGTTTGGTAAATTCAATCAAACCAAAGTTTTTTCCCTCCTCTCGGTTGAAATAATATGGTGTAAGTCCTTCAGATTTGAATCTCATCAAATCCATACTTTTTATATTACTATCAATTAGTCGTCTTTCTTTTTTCATATATTAATTTTTATAAATCTCAACTTTAGAATACTTTCCGTTATTATCCAATAGTTCATTACATTCCAAAATTCCACCTTTGAACATTATCTCATCCATAATTTCCCAATAGTCATCTGGCGTCTCAACATCGGATAAAGTATATTTGAAGTCTTGAATTGTTGGAACTTCTTCAGATTCAAATTCATACGAACATATTCCACCTTTATATTCGTCAACGCTAAACCAAACATCATTCTCTTCGGTCGGGAATGCTCCATACGAATTGTCACCATAAACATTCTCAATATCCTCAATATTAAATGTTAAAATCATTTGACCATTTTCATTTAATACTTCAAAAAATAGATTTTCATTTTTGAATGGTTTGTTGATGCTTAACAAATCTCCATCGTAAATATCCATAACGATAACTTCCTCAACATCATAACGAACATCCGTCACATCTTCGGTTTCACTTTCAACCATAAGGTCTTCAATTTGTTTTGTTTGTTCTTTGGTGATGGTTTTTCCAATAAATTCCGCGGACCAACCATAAACATTCAATGTGTAATTCATATTTTATAATTTTATAATGCAAATATAAGATATTTTTTTTTAAATGGGTGTTAACAATCTTCTTGGGAATCGATATAATATCGGAATATATCATCTTTCATATATTCTTTAACATAATCGATAATCTCATCAGGTTGGAGTTCGTTAATGTTCATTACACTTAAATAAGTTTCCAAATCATAAATTACACCATCAAAAAAATGAGATTCGTTTGAATAATCACAAGGGTTCATACCATTCAACACAACATTAAATAAATTATTTAGTTGTGACAACCTTCTCCTTAATGATATGTTCTGCTCTTCAGTTATAATATATTTCATATTCAATAAATTATTTATTTGATTCCCAATATTCTTTGATGTGTTCGTAAAATGCGCTACGAATATATTGTTTTATTTGATTTCTGAATATAATATACTTGTCACCATCCAAATTAGATTCGTTGGCCATCTCAACCGCAACATTATCGGAGATGTTTAAAATTAGGCCCTCTAAAGATATATAATATAAATCATTTTGAAGTTTGGCAATCATTAGTTGATTATCAATTCTATGTTTAATATCAGAATCTCTTCTGAGTAATCTATATTGGTTTTCAGTTATAATATATTTCATATTCAATAAATACTACGGATTTGATAAAGGGGTTGGGTTCAGGGCATAAAAAACCCCTCACTATGGAGGGGTTAATATTTTAGATATCCCATATATTGGATTCCGTTAATCTTATAACTTTTTTCATATTACCAAAATTTCATTTTTTTAAATCCTCTGTCTATTTCTTTACCAGCATTATTTAATGCATCTTGAGCGGCTCTTGCTTGTCTATCTAATTCTTCTTGAGCGGCTCTTGCTTGTCTGTCAAATTCTTCTTGAGCTGCTCTTGCTTGTCTATCAAATTCTTCTTGAGCCGCTCTTGCTTGTCTGTCAAATTCTTCCTGAACCTCTCTTGCAAGTCTATCAGTTTCTCTTTGTGCAGCTTCTTTAGTTTCTCTTTCTACTCTCTCAAATTCTCTTTGAGTTGATTCAGCTAATGCTTGTGCTACCGCGGATGCTTTCTCCGCTTCTTCAGCCGCCAATCTAGCGTCTTCAGCTATTTGGTTTGTATCAACGCTTACACTTAAATCAACTTCAACTCCAAGTAAAAGTGCCACATCACCACTAACACCTATTGTTGCAACACCATCTGTAAAAGTGGCTTCACCCCCACCACCAATAGCAACTTGTTCTCCAACAGATACACCTGCTCCTGCGGTAACTGAACCTTCTCTTAAATCTAATGTTCCTTCTCCATCAACACCCACTGCCGAACCTGATGATAAACTTCCATTAGCAACTACTCCTTCATCCCCGGCTCTTACTTCAAGACTAGCCTCATTTCCTGTTTTAGCATAAGCATCCACACTACCACCAACTCCAAAACCTTCAGCGCCAGCTTCCGCTTCTACTTTAATGTGAGCTTCAGTGGTATCTGAATAATTTGCCTCTACATAAACATTGTTACCATCTAATCCTCCTTCAACTGATGCTTCTGTTCCAGTTTTAACAGATGCTTCAATACTTGCGGAAGCATTCTCATTTCCTACTTCTACACCCGCAGATGCGGTAATTGTGTTATCAAATGATGCCCCTCCATAATTTTCATCTGAGTGACTTTCAATTGTTTGATTGTTTTCTAAATTTGTGTTTGTTTTCATAATTTATTTATTTTTTAATTCGTTTAATGATTCTTCTACATATTTGTCTCTTTGGTCTTGTAAATATTTTATTCTTTCCAACAAATCTTCTCTATTTTCTTTTGTGATTTGTTCTGTATGAGTTTCACTTTCTTCATACAGTTTTTGCCAATAGGCAACTCTTTCTTCCATTAATCTACCTTGATACCAAATAATACCCACCATCACTATAATAGTAAAAGATTGTTCTTTAAGTTTAGATAAAAATGTGTCCGCAAATCCTGTAACTGGGTTTTCTTGTTTCATTTTATAATAATTTTCATATTCAATAAATAGTGTGGGATTGAAAAAGAGATTGGGTTCCGGGCATAAAAAAACCCCTCGATAATGGAGGGGCAATATTATTCAATATTTAAAATATGTTTAAGGTATGGTTCAATATGTTGTCTTGAATTTGAACTATAAGTTTTATTGTTATTTTTTACATATGATACAAAATCATCATAATATTTCTGATTATATTCATGTTTTGGATGATTTATAGACCAGGGTATTCTTATTAACTTAATTCCATTTTTTTCACAATAGTCATTTTTTATTTTGTCATATTTTTGATTCTTGTCAAATCCGGATTCTCCTCTCATTGAGCTTATCGGTTTAAAATGTTGTTCTCCATCAAATTCAATAATAATGTTTTTATCTGGTATAAAAAAATCATATTTTAACTCATAACAAAACCCTTTTTTATTGGGAAGACCAGTACAATCTTTAAATCTATTATTTGGTATATAATTAATATTATATTTTTTTAATACTTCATTTATTGATTTTTCCCCTTTTGATTCAGAACATTTAGGACAACCTTTACCTTTTAGATGGTCATTAGGTCTTTGAGGAAAATCACCATGTATTGGACAGGTTATTATAACGGGGGTTTGATTATTTTTATAATCAACCTTATCGTAATTAAACTTATCATCATGAACTTTCTCAGCTTTATTAATAAATTCTTGGGTTGTTGATTTTTGGGTTCGACCACATTTAGGACAACCTCTATTATTTAAATGGTCACTAGGTTTTTGAAGAAAATCTCCGTGTATTGGGCAAGTTATTGTAATGGGAAGTTTGGAACTTTTATAATCAACCTTATCGTAATTATACCTATCTCCGTGTATATTTTTGGCCTTATTGATAAATTCTTGAGTTGTTAGTTTTTTATCTTCTAATATAACTCTCTTTAACTGGCTCTCGTTAATTATTATCTTCATATTCAATAAATACTACAGATTTGATAAAGAAGATGGGTTCCGGCATAAAAAAACCCCTCGATAAAGGAGGGGGGGGGAATTCAATTATAGAATACTATCAATTTCTCTTTTATATTCTTCTATCGGTTTGCTACCTTCAATTTTTTTAACCATTTTCCCGTTTTTAAAAATCATAATAACAGGGATACTACTTATTTTATATTTATCTCTTGTTTTCTTTTCAACATCAATATCCAATTTACCCATCTCAAATTTATCACCGTATTCACGTTTGATTTCAGTTAAGGTCTTTGCCGCCATTCTACAAGGCCCACACCATACGGCACTAAAATCGACAATAAATGGAACCGTTGATTTCAGAACCAAAGAATCGAAATTATTATCTGTCACCTCAGAAAACAAACTCTGGCTTTTGTCTGGATTCATAACGTCACCAACCTTTTTGGATAAATCTCTTTTTCCTAATTTTGTATATCCCATATCAGTATCGATGATACATTTTTTGGGATTGTTTTTTTCACAAAAATATCTTTGAGGTGCCTTACTTTTGGGTGAAAAAAATTTCTCATTATAAACCATTTTTGTTTCACCCACCATTCCTTCAAGAACTTTATTTGTATAGGACAAAATTTTCATCTTGAATAAATCACTGCTCAAGGTGTCAGCATTAATTCTTAATATATCCTCTTCAGGAAACACAGGAAAAAACTCATAGGTTTGTCCTGAGACAAGTTCCATATAACCATTGTCGTCTTTTTGTTCCTTAATTACTTTTTTAACCAATCTAACCAAATCAGATTCTGTAATAATATATTTCATATCAATAAATATGTTGGGTTTTCAAAAAAAGGGGTTGGGGTTTCCATCGAACGAAGTGAGTCCGGTTCCGGAGATAGATACGAATATCCTTATATATTAAAGAGGGGGGTCATGTTCTTAAATCGGGAGGTGGTGCACTTATTTCCCATAGGTGGTGTTCTTAAATCAGGAGGTGGTGTACTTAAATAAAAAACCCCTCGATAAAGGGAGGGGGAAATTAAACTTTATTTTCGCAATTGTTATTATAATAATCTTTTATTCTTTCACCATATTTCATATCAATATAATGGACCATATCATAATATGTTCTTTCCCATTCTTTTGAATTATCGTCCATATTACCAAAATAGTTATAATACATTGATTCAATTGCTGCCTCACCTACCACATCCAATAACTCTTCACCACTTTCATATCTACATATGTTATCTGGTCTATAAATTGTACTTAATCTATATTCAACCTCATAATCCAACATACTTAACACTCGTCTAAGTTTGAGAGATGATTTAATTTCTTCTTTAAGGACTTTTCTTATGGTATCTTGTAGATTCATATTCAATAAATACTATGGGATTCAAAAAAAGGGCTGGGATTCCATCGAACGAAGTGAGTATCCGGACGAACAGCGGTATACGAATAACAACATAAAAAAACCCCTCGATAATGGAGGGGTTATATATACATTTTAGAATTTAACTTTTGTCTTAATGGCATTTAATCCACTACCTTTAGCTTCAACCCATTTGTTCTGACCTTTTAAACTATAATAATATTTTCCATTAGAAAGTTTATAGTCATATGTCTTATCATTAGTTGTATTTATTTTTTCTTGTTGATTAGATTGGGGGGTCATTGCTTGTTTAAGTTTGTCTAACTCTTTTGTTGTAACCTCACCTTCATCAGCACCATCTTCAGAACAATACCCATCCCCCTTCTTACATATCCATACAGTAATACCCTTTTCCTCCATGAATCTTTTGAATGTGTCATTATAATCCTTATCGGTCCAACTACCCGTTGTTGCTGCATTCAATTTAATTTTATAGTATGAATTTAAAAATGATGCCGTTTTTTTAGTATCTTGACCTTTAAGTGATTGTAATCCTTCAGGAGTTAACTTTTCCCCAACCTTTTCATATAATCCCATTATATGTTTTTTCTCTTCTTCAGAAATTATAAATCTTTTCATATTTCAATTTTATATATAAATACATTGGATTATGAAAAAAGGGGCTGGGGTTTCCATCGAACGAAGTGAGTCCGGACGAACATCAGTATACGAATAACCCCAACCATTCAAAGCGGGGGGAGATTCAATACTATTTAACCATATCATATTTAAATTGGATATTGTATTCACATTGATGTTCAAATATCAAATATCTTTCAACCATATCGACATAGTTTTTCGGGACATCCACATAAGAAAAATACTTTATCTTTTTTCTTCTATCAAGAGTAACTTTATTATCCAAGTCATCATATGGATTTGGCACTTCAACAAATAAATGTCTATTCAATCTTTGTCTTATAGAAGATACGGATTTACCAATATATAATATTTCTTTATTCTCACCATATAGAAAATAAACCCCAATCTGCTTATGAATTGGTAAGTTATCCCAATTGACCTCCAATATTCCTGAAAAATTATCAATTGTATATTTTATTTCTTTACCGAGCATAATATCATTTTTTATAATAAAACAAAGATACAGAAAATATTTTTAATAGGTCTTATTTTCTGAAAATTTTTCCAAAAATTTTTTTTCACCATATAGGGTCATTTCAGAAATGGGGGTCGTGTTTTGGAAGATTCGTTGAAGGGATATTTTGTTTACAATAACCTGTTTACTATAAACGAATTACTCCCACGCCTTCGGGACTATAATAAGGGAGGGGGAAAAATAGACCATTTTTTTCCCAAAATTTTATTTCCCGTTATATAGGGGATTATCCCCCCATATCTGACAAAATGACATATATAAGGGGGGATACCAGGGGGTAGGGGGGCCTATACCCCATACCAAAGGGGGAGGAGGGGACATATTGTCATATAAAGTTATCAACACCCCCCTCCCGGTTATCCACATCTTATTAACAGACAAATTGTCAGGGGCCATTTAAATAACTCGCCGTATATTTGTGGTATGATTAGAACGAACACGAACTTAGAGAGATTAACACATAAGGACATCAGAAAGAT